GCTGTGCGGGCGATAAACCCAACGCCTGCAAGCGCTGCGATTGCTGTAAGGTCTGGGTCCGCAGGTTGGGCACTTATAGTGGCCCTCATGGCAGCCGCATCAGCATCGTCCAGCAGAGCGCGGGCGAGTGCCGTAAACGGAAAGAGGCCGACTGTGCCCGTTCCGGTAGAGTAAATTCCGCGGTCCGCAGTCAGTGACAGCCCCGCCAGACTCTGCAGATTTTGCGCCAATGCGCCTATGTTGAACGGCGCCCAGACGCCCCCTTGGAAAATTTCGAGCCCCGGGATCGTCGTGTTGAATCGGATCATACCCGCCAAAGCCGCCAATGGCCGCTGCGCGGAAGTGCCCGTAGGAGGGATAAGCGACTGCCCTGTGGCGTCCACTGAAATTGGAAGTTCTTCGGCGGGGCCCGCAATTCCCGCTACCTTACCTACGACTTTCCCCCCCGCCAAAGTCATGGTGTGGTTCGCATTCCAGTTCGACGGCTGCACACGGGTTGCGTCAGGGCTGTTCGTTTTCGCCGACTGAAACGTGTGTTTGATTTCTATGGCCATTTTGCCCTCTGGTTTACTTTAGCGGCGCCGATTGAAAGTCTGTGGGTACATCCACGTCTGCGCCCCATGCAGGTTTTGCCGTGTTGTCTCCACGCGCGCGGAAGACATGGCGGAACGAAACCGCTTGAGGTGCATCATTGCGACCTGCCCGGACGAGTATGGTTTGGCAATCTGGCTCATCATACGTCCCAAAATACCATCAAGCAGGCCATTGCTGTATTTGGCGATAACCCAGTCCGGGCACTCTGGATAGCCATCTCTTGTCGTCGGATCAGATACCGTCAGCGTGCTGCGTGCGATGTAGCCTGAGGTTGACACCGGAGCGTGCCTGAGCACCACATCGCCCGGTATTGGCATGGAGGCTTCTACCCCCACCCCGCCGCTGTCTTTGACATAGCGCAGGCGGATCACTTTACCTTGGGCAGACGTCAGAAGATATGTGAAATCCTCTGGTGCTTGGGTGTATGTGTTCTGCGTCGGCAGGGCTGTGAACGAGATGTCTTCGTACCAGCAGCTGGTGACTTGGAAGAACTCATCCAGTACGGCAAAAAGCTCGGGCAGCAGTGCCCCGGGTAGCGCGCCGGGAAGCCGGAACGTCGCGTTATCTACGAGGCGTGTCATGGCTGGGCTGGGCATGGTGTGTTTCTGGTCCTCTTACGCTCGTTTTCACGCCTGCAGCGACGTCATCTGGGTTGTGAACTTGTTGAGGAAACTCGCAGCCCGGCTGTCTTGAACATTCTCGTCGTCGCGCAGCTGCGCCTGTCCGGCCATATAGTAGACGAACGCAACCCGGTACTGCGGGTCGATGTCCACTGCGGCAGTGAGCGCGGTCGCGCTGAACTCTGGCAGGTTGGTGCGAAAATAAGTACGAAACAGTTCGGGGCGAAGACGCCTTGCTTCTAGGATGCCCATATTCAGGGCCTCTACCAGATCGACTGTTGAATAGCGGTATGGTTCGGCTTCATCCAAGATGAGCGTGCGGGTCCGGGCGATGTACTGTGCAACGGTGTTGAGGGCCACTACCTTGCTACCTTCTGCTTTTCACTGCTGCGCTCAAACCCGCAGAAGCGGCATCCTTGCCCGGAATACACAAACTTTTTCTTGTTTGGTGCGCCAGTGTGATCGTGCTTTTTGCAGTACACAGTTACAGTCTCTCCGTCAAACGCAATTAGGTCAAGCCCACGTTCGTCACATAGTGTTTTGATTACCTCTGAGGTAACCTTCTTCCGACCCTCCCAGCTTTTTTTGAGTATCTCAGTAGCGCGCTCCGAAGCCCCCGGTTTGGACCAGCGGGCGTCTCTGGCAGCCTTGCCGTTGTCGATGCCTTTTTGCTTCTCTGACTGCAGGGCGCGTTTTTCAGGGGTCCACGCAGCGCGCAAAGAGTCAACCCTGCGCGCTTTAGCCTCTGGGTCTGCCCAATTCTTGGCGTTAAGGTCGCTGAGGTGTTGGTGGTGGGCTGTACCGGGAGCCGATGCTTCTTTCATAGCCGCGGATATGGCCGCACGCTGAGTAGCTGTACCTCGCAAGCCAGCGTTAGATGTTGCCTCAATGCGGCGGTTGTAGTTTGGCTTAAGCGCCTTTATCCAATGTTCTTCCCGCGCCTCAAGCACGTTTTCGAGGCACTCCTCTAAAATTCCAGAAGAAAAGCCGGTGCCTTCGTATTTTTCCCACGCCTGAGTAAGGCGGTTAGACTTGTGGCGCGCACAGCGCAGATTGCTAAAATGCTGCTTCAGTCTCTGCTCTGTGTTGATTGATGACCCCACGTACATTTTTCCGCTGGGGCTCTGTATAAAATAAATTCCGCAAGTCATCTGTCCAACTCCTAAGCTAACCTGTAGAGTCGTACTATAGTACCAATATATAGATAATGCAAGACAAAAGAAAAGGGGCCAGCAGTTTCCTGCTAACCCCATGATCTATATAGCTATTTAGTCCTTAGCCCTTAGCTACAATGGCCTGAGCAATAGCAGTCGAGTCTGTAACTTGATACCCGTAAATCTGGAGGCCCCGCATGAGCTGGCCGAAGGTCATTTCGGAGCGCAGGGTTTCAACCTTGTTCACTTGCGACGCGAAGGTCAGCCCGTGGGCGTGGCCAGCGTAGATCGCAAATTCACCAGCAGCCAGACCACCGGCCACACCTGCAGGGAGCAGGTTGGAGCTGTAAATGGTAAAGCGGTCAATCTCGCCGATACGACCGTTGCGCATCGGAGACATGGAGTCACCGGTCAGGTAGGCCTGACGCAGATCCGAGAACTTCAGCTGGGCGACAGCCCAGACTGGCAGGACAACCCAACGTCCGGTTTCTGGGATATTCTGCTCGTCCAGAACTTGGCCGAGGCGCAGAATAACGTCCAGAATTTCAGCTTGGCCCAGCGCTGGGGAGCGGGCGACGGTAACCAGAGGCGCAGTGGTCACACCAAGGTTGATCGTCTGGGTGATACGGCCAGCGGTCGCACCCTTGTTCCGAGCGGTAGGCGCGCCGAGAATACCAGCGAGCACATCAGTGTCGATGGTGATCTTCAGCTGTTGGGCAGCGTCATCCGACCACAGCGACAGTGCATCCAAATCCGACTGCACATCCATGACATCGTCAAGGATCGTGTTGAAGTACTTGCCGCTGCCGATGAAGAGCGTGATGAACGAGCCTTCTGGGCGTTCCAGCAACAGCGTGCCGTCTGCACGATAGTCGCGGATTGTGATCGACGGCTTGGTGCGGATACGCACGCGGTCGCCTTGGTTCTTGATCTCGCCCTCATAGTCGGTGTTCGAGATCGCCGCCAAGACGGTCGAGGAGTAAAACTTCTCGATCAGCTTGCCCGACCAGATTTCAGGAATGAAACCGTTGGCCGAAAAGGCGTTCCCGGTACCACCGGTTGGGTAGATCAGTGGAGAGCCTGTGCCAGAGGCAACTACTAGGCCTGCTGTGTTAATGGGCATGATCGCGGTTCCTCAGCGAAAGGATTTCAACGGATGCGTCCCTCATTCTGCGCTAAAAAGATCGAAGCCTCGAACTTGTTTTTATCCGCGTCTTTCCCCCGGTATGCACCGTTGGCGACGTCACTATAAAAAGCAGCAATTTGGGCGCGGGTGAAGATGGGCTTCTCAGCGGGCGCCTGAGTGGAGGCCGCCGTCTTAGCTCTGCCGGGTGCCGCTAGGTCTTTGAGCGGAACTTTTGCCACACGCGTGGTCGTCGAGTCCGGCTCTGCCTTCACGGGGTCCACAGCAGCCTCTTCAGCGAGGAAGCCGTTGAAGAAGTTGAGCACACGGGGGGCATTGCCCTGAGCGTACGCCGCCTTCAGCATGTCATGACGCATAGCACCAGAATATGGATCAGGCAAGCTCAACCAATCAATAAATTTTTGGTCGTTGTTCTGCTCGCGCCACGTTGGCAACCCGCTGTCGAGACTGGCCATAAGTTTTGAGTGGGCATCCTGCTGCACGAAGCCGGTAAAACCGTCCAGCCGCTTTGTCAGCTCAGCGATGCGCGACTCATATGCTTGTGTGATCGGCGCCAGCTCCTGCCGGGCTTTCTTACCAACCAGCTTCAGAAAATCCTCGCCGTAATCGGATGCTTCTTCGGTGGTGATCACGTCGTCTGGGTCAGGCGTCACCGAGAAAGTTTCTTCCGCCCGCGCGGGTGCGACCTGCAGCGTGGCCATCATGCTCCTGAGCGACTGGCCTTCTTCCGACAGGGTCTTGATTGCCTCGCTCTGGCGCAAAAACCGGCCGTGCAGGGACTTGTATTTGTGCTCCCAGCTTTCGTCGTCAGCCGGAGTTGCGGGGTCGTCCTTGGCGGGCTCAGCGGCCAAAACCGGCTGGCCGGTCAGATCAGCTACACCGAGGTCATCCTGCACAACTGCCTCGTCGGCTACCTGCAGAGGTAAGGGTTGGCCGTTCTCGTCGAGGTTTGAATCCCGGTAGGTATCATACATCTGTTGGCCCTGCTTGACCTGTGCCAGCACGGCCGCAGGGATCTTCAGGTTCGGGTCGTCTTTCACGTTTGTGGGGGCTTTCATTTTGGTTTTCTTTCAAGTTTTTCCGCTCTGGTAACGCAATCGGCCAGCAAGTCAGTGATGCGCGCAATCGCTTGGGCGCGTCCCTGTGCTCTGGGCAACTCGTCAAGAGGGGAATTGATGCAGTTGTAGGTGGTGTGTGTTGAGAAGTCGCGGAGGGCCCGCATGAACAGCCCCCATACTTCCGGGTTCAGACGCGCGAGGTGAGCGGCGCGTTGGACCAGCATATCTTCATGGATCATCTGGGTTTGGCTCTCGTGAACACGTTCAGCCCCAGCTGGCCAATTCCTGATGCGTCCGCTGGTGTCTGCTTCGCATAAGTGTTGATCGACCGCTGGCCCACTGTTGCTTTTGGTTTCTGCGAGGGAGGGCGCATATCCTTGGCAACGGCTTCTAGGGATTTACCCCGGCCAGCGATCTTCTTGTAGTCCCGCCGTTGGGTGGGATTATGCGCCAAGGATCGTGTTCCAGATCCCGTTGACCGCGCAAAAGAAGATACAGCCTTTTGCGGCGGGCAGAGAAAACGCAGCGTCAGCCGCACCAGCG